GTCAATTCTAGGAACAGAAGCATCAACCGCAGTTGCATCAGGAGATGTTTTAACTGTAACAGTTTCAACCGCAGTATCAGGCGCACTTGGTTACAACATTTATGTTGGAACTGCAACTGGCGCTGCTAACTTGAAGTATTAAGGAACTCTAAAAGGAACTGGCACATTCACCATTCAAGGTGCTGCTGCCACTAACCTAACTGGAAACAATGCCGCTTTCAACACCACAGGTGCTGCCGCATCTCGCGCATCAACAGATACATCTGCTTACGCAACTGGTTATGACGGAATTCTTCCAACAGTTCTTGGTGCAAATTCAGGTTACAACAATTCAATTAACGGCAACTTCTCTACATCAAACCCAGGCGTTGAATACCAAAATGTATTCTCACGCTTGTATGATGCAGTAAAGGCTGACCCAGATGAGATTTACCTAAACGGCGCAGACCGTAAGCAACTCTCAGATGCAATTAAAAATGGTTCAACTGCTAACTATCGTATTAATCTGGCACAAACAGATACAGGCGATTATGTCGGTGGCGCAACTATCGGTGGACTACACAACGAAATCACAGGTAAGTTAGTTCCGCTAACTGTTCACCCATGGTTACCACAAGGCGTAAGCCCAGTTGTGTCCTACACACTTCCAATTCCAGACACAGAAGTTTCAGATGTATGGAGCAACTTTATGGTTCAGGATTACATGGGCATTCAATGGCCTGTAACTCAGTTCGCATATGAGTTCTCAACATACTTCCGTGGAACATTCTTCTGCACTGCTCCAGCATGGAACGGCGCAGTATCAGGAATTGTTAACGCTTAGTTAATCCTTTGGAGAGTGGCACGGCATATAGCGGTTGTGCCACTCTCTATCTAAGGGAAGGGAAATAAAATGGCAAGATTAATAGCATCTGACGGCGGAGTTCGTGGCGTAGATGTAGCAACACCTAGAGGCACATATAAATATAATCCTGACCGCAAAGGGGTTATTAATGTTGAAAATGCAAATCATGCACGACAAATGAAATCAGAAGGCTTTTTTGAAGCATCTTTAATGGGACCTACTCTTAATGAAAATCTTGGTTATACTTGTATGGAATGTGGCTTTGGTAGTTGGTTTTCCAAATGTAGTCGGTGTGGAACAGAAAACTCTAAAACACTTAGAGATGGGGAATAAATGGCGGTCGGCTTAACTCACGATACTTTTACAGAAAGTGCATACATTACTATTGCAGAATTTAAAAATGCACCTACTTCTATTGATTATAACAATTTAGTTATAGGTGGAAACGGTAATGCGCAAGACGCAGAATTACAAAATGTTATTTTGCGTGCATCTTCGTTTATGAACGAGTATTTTAATGCCAATTTAAATGCAACTGAATATGTAGAAACGCAACGCACTAGATTTACAAATGATGGATTTGTGGCACTACACCCAAACAATTCACCTATTATTGCTTTATCAGATTTTAAATATGGACCAAATCCAAATAATCTAGTTACATTAGCAGATTGCGATAACGCTTGGTTTGAAGAACAACAAATAATTATCCCATTATCAAATGTAGCCACAAGTTATTCATCACAAGGACCTTTAGCATTTGGCGGATACGGAACACCACGACAACAAATTTTTTGTTTATATACTTATGTTGCTGGTTATGTAAATAATGCTATTACTACTGGAACTGCTGGCGCATCATCTATAACAGTTGCTAATGCAACAGGAATAGTTCCTAGTCAAACACTTAAAATTTCAGATGCGTCAAGTAGTGAAAATGTAACAGTTGCCAGCAATTACACATATGGTTCTACAACCGTGCCATTAACCTCTGCGCTCGTTTATAGCCACACAACAGGTTCTACCATAGGAAATATACCTAGTGCTATCAAACAGGCTTGTATCCTTATGACAACCGCCTTTTTGAAGGCTCGTGGAGATAGTTCTATGACCATGCAAATTACAACCGCCCCAGCAGGAACATCTGACGGCGCAAGTCGTTATGGAACAGATATTAAACTCGCATTGGATATTGTGGACAAATATCGCAGGATACGCTAATGGCAGGTCGTGTTGGGGTTCGGCAAACTCTCTATACATTTTTGGCAAACCCACCCATTACTGGTTTAAATGTCGTTCATACATCTTTTCCAAAGCGTATTCAATTTCAAGAAAATGCTCAGCCCGGACAATTAAGCCGTGCGCAAGCAGTTGTATTTATTCAATCAGAAAATGAAACACGCTTGGCTATTGGTGGGGCTACTAACGGTTGGAAACGCATAGATTACAATGTAATTGTTCAAATATTTCACCACTCTTTACAACGAAATGCGCAAGATGCTATGGCAGATTTTGATACACTAGTTGATGCTATTAAGACAAGATTGCGTTCTGACCATAACTTTGGTGATACCACAGGCATTTTGGTTTGGCAAGGCGCAGAACCTATAATTAATGGCACATACGGAGAACCTTCAACTACGAACGACGGTGCGACAGAAACTTTTGCCGAACTGCAGTTTGATGTTACCGAGATGATACAAGCATAGGAGAAACATGAAATACAAATACATAGGAACAGATGAGCGTGTGTTCCCTTCGCTTGGAGTTGTAGTCAATTCTGGCGATGAATTTGACGCCCCAGAAAACTTTAGTGCCGTTGATGTTGTCGCATCTAACAGTGCTAAATCATTTACCAAACCAACAACAACAGACATAAAGCAGGAGAGTGAATAATGCCAATACAAGCATCTAGTCGTTCCTTTGTGGGTATCGCTAAAGAAGCCACAAAAGGAACAGCAGTAGCACCAACAGATTTTATCCCAGTAGCCAAAGACAGTTTAAAACCTGCCGATATTGTGGACCCACTTTACGATACAGGGTTGCGTGGCTCTAATGTAATGAACTATGCGTATATTGCAGGACGCACTCGTTCAACATTTGATTTTGGTGGCGCAGTATTTGCCGACACCATTGGTTATCCAATTGCTGGTCTTATGGGTTCAGTAGCAACTACTGGCGCATCAGCACCATTTACACACACCATTTCATTAAAGAACTCATTAACATCTAGCACAGAAACTCAACCAATTTCTTACACTCTTACTGATTTTTATGCAGTAGCAGTTCGTCAATTTCCTGGTTGCCAATTCTCTGACTTCTCCTTGAAGTTTAATGCTGATGGTATGTTAGAGATGGATACCAAATCAACAGGTTGGGCAAGTGCCACAACAACTGACCCAACGCCTACATTTAGCACAGTTTTGCCAACACCAGTTTGGCGTGGAACTGTAACCATTGGTGGTAATACCGTTACCACTGCTATGGAAGGTAATATTGATATGAAGCGTGCGGTTACTCCTATTTATGGAATTAGCAACACACAAAACCCATATCAGGTATTTCTTGGCGCATTAGAAGTAACAGGAACAATTAAGTTTGTTATGGATGCAGATACACAACTTACAAACTTCCTTAGCAACGCACAACCAGCCATTGTTCTTAACTGGGCATATGGCTCTGCCGCAAGTGCAGTTCAAATTCAAGCCACAATTACTAAGGGCGCATACACAACCGCCGTTATTGACCGTGGTGATGATTTTGTAACTGTAACAATAGAACTTAATGGACAAGGTAACACTACCGATGCTGGTTCAACAGGCGGTTTTGCTCCTATCAAGTGGGTTCTACAAAACGCAAAGGCTTCTGGAACTTACGCATAAGTTTCAGAACAAGAAGTGCTAGGGGGCGCAGGTCGTAGCAGTCGCCTTCCTCTGCTCCCAGCCCCCTAGCACCTTATAATGGAAGGCACAACCAAACCGATTGGAAGGAAATAAAGATGGCAAGCAAAACAATTAAATTACCTAGTGGTGCCGAAGTTGTATTACGGGACCCAAAAGAACTGCGTGTTAAAGACCGCAAAAAGATATTTCAAAATGCCTCTAAAGCCGAAGAAGGCATCATGCAAGCACTATCACTTACAGATGGATTAATTGCCGTTCTCATTGAGAGTTGGTCATTAGATTTAATTATTCCATCAGTTCGTATTAGTTCTATTGATGAACTTGAAATGGCTGATTATGATGCTTTAACAGAAGCAACTAAAGATGCACAAAAAGTATTATTCCCACAAACTGCTCAAACAGATGAAACGGAGAAAGATGCCGAAAGCCCTTTCGCAGACTCCAACGATTAAGGTGGCTACTTGAAGGTGGCGAACGGCACGAAGCGTTCACATATCCAGATGAAGAATGGTTTTATTATGTATGCGCAAGCGAATTTGGCTGGACACCTACGCAAGTAGATGAACAACCAGCAGGACTTGTAGATTGGGTAATTGCCATTTCTTCATTAATGAAAAAGGTTGAAAGTGATAACATCAAATCTGCGTCTAGTTAGAAACGCACTTGAAAAGGCTGGTAAAAGCCTTGACGATGGCGCACGCAACGCCCGTGATGAAATGATGACAACTTTAATTCAATTATCAAAAGAAGAAATACAAGGCAGACGACCTACTGGACAAAAGGCACAGGCTGGTTCTCCCCCAATGAACAGAACTGGCAATTTAAGGCGTTCTATTCGTGGAGAAAAATTTAGAACAGGTTTTGGCAAGTATGAAGCCATTGTGGGACCAACTATAATTTATGGTAGAGCGGTAGAATTAGGCGGTAATTGGTCACCACCATCTTGGAGTGGCACAACCGCAGTGAGAGGATTTCCATATATGGCACCAGCATTTAAAAAGTTTATGGTTATTGCTCCACGCATTGTTGCTAAACATCTTTCTGTGGGTGGTAAATAATGGCAGGCTTTCTTCCACCAGCAGTATTTGAAATTAAGGCTATTGCCGACCAAGCAATTGCTAAATTTAAAGATGTTAATAATGAACTTGAAAAAATGGAAGGTCAAACCGCTAAGGCTGGCGGTGGCGTTTCTGCATTAGATAAATCAAGCCGTATTGCTACTGGTGCTTTACTCGGTATGGGTGCGGCATTTGCTGGTTTTGCGGCATTAGGTATTAAAGAAGCGAATGAAAGCGAACAAGCACTTAATAAACTAGGTCAGACAATGTCTAATCTAGGCATTAACACAGAGGCAAATCGTTCACAAATTGAACAACTCACGGACAGTTATGAAAAATTAGGTTTTGGTAATGAAGAAGCGGCAAGTGGTTTTAATAAACTTCTCGTTGCTACTGGAAGCGTAACCGAAAGCCAAAATCTATTAGCACTATCAGCTGATTTTGCCCGTGTTAAGAATATGAGTCTTGAAGAAGCATCAGCAACTTTGGCAAGAGCGAGCGCAGGTAACGCTAAAGCATTTAAAGAGATGGGTATTACATTAGATAGCACTATACCTAAATCAGAAGCCGTTGCTAAAGCGATGGACGAATTGCAAGGTAAAATTGGTGGACAAGCGGTTAATGCTACAAAAACTTTTAAAGTCCAATTATTAATTTTAAAAGAAGAAGTAGGCAGTATTGCTGAAAAAATAGGCGGAGCATTATTGCCTATCTTAAAAAATATGGTTGAGTTTATTTCTAGTGCAATAGATTTCATTTCACGCAACGCAAAAGTATTTGCTATTTTAGGCGGTGCAGTTGTTCTTGTAACTGTTGCACTTGCTTCATATAACGCAACCGTTAAAGTGGTTACTGCGGTTACAAAAGCATGGAGCACTATTTCAGCAGTAGCAACTGCCGTTCAGGTTGGTTTAACTACTGGACAATGGAATTTAAATGCCGCTTTAAATGCTAACCCTATTGGTTTGGTAGTTGCTGGTGTAGTTCTATTAGTAGGCGCATTTGTAATTGCTTGGAACGCTAGTGAAACTTTCCGCAAAGCAATAGTTAAAATGTTACAAGTTGTGGTTAATGGCGTTGGTTATTTGGTTGGCGCTATTGGTTCATTACTTAGTGCGGCATCTAAAATTCCGGGCATTGGCGATAAGTTTAAAGGACCTGCCGAAGCGGTAAATAAAACTGCAAATGATATTCGCAAATTTGGTGATGGATTAGATAAATTAGCAGATAAAAAAGTATCTATTGGACTTAACTTCAAAGCACCTTCTATACCAAATATGCCTAATGCGGCTGGTGGTAAAACTGTAAAGGGTGGCGGTATTGACCCTGAAACCAAAAAGGCTAATGAAGGTTATATGAAAATTGTTAGAGATTTTCAAGACAAAATTGCTAGTGCTCGCACCAAATTTACCGAAAAAATGGCTGAAATTGATAAAGATTTTCAAGAAAAAGTAACCAAGATTGACGCTGATGGAAAAGAAAAGATTGCAAAAGCCCAAACCACATTTAACGACACAATGGGCAAACTTAATAAACAAAAGGCTGATGATTTAGCAAAACTATCCTTAGACAATACTAATAAAATTGCTGAAATAACTAAAGCAGGTAACGAAAAGTTATTATCCATAGTTAAATCTTCTATTGACCGTTTGCGTAATGCGTTTGCGCAAGGCACTTCATTTAGCGTTGGAGATATATTTAAAGGGTTAATTGAGGCTGGTAAGGCTACTGTTGAAGAGTTATTAGCCAATATGAAGGCTCGTTTGGCTGGTATGAAATCACTAGCGCAAAAGGCTTCTGCGTTGGCTGGTGCTGGATTTAGCCAAACTTTTATTGAACAAGTTGTTTCACAAGGTCCCGAAATAGGCGGACAACTAGCAGATAGTATTTTAAACGCTGGACCTGATGCGATTAAAGAATTGCAGACTATTTATGGCGATATGGAAAACACCACAAATACTGGTTTAAACGCATTAGCGCAAACCATGAACGCTGGTGGCAAGTTAGCAACATCAGAACTTAACGAAGCATACGCACAAGCCAAAATTGATATGGCTAACTTCTTAACTCAACAACAAAACGACTATGCGGTTGCTCAGGCTGATATTAGTAAAAAATTTAATGAACAAATGGCGGAAGCAGAAAAAACTAGAGATACCGCTATTGCTGATGCTCAAAAAGAAATGGCTATTGCGTTAGCAGAAGCACAAAAACAAATGGCAGAAGCGCAAGCGGCAGCCCGAAAAGAATTAAACGATAGTTTAACTGCTATTGAAAAAGATTTTAAAGAAAAATTAGGTTCAATTAATAACTCTACAAATAGCACAACGGCGGCTATTAACGCTATGGTTGCGGCTTTAAATGCGGCAAGAGCGTTAGCGGCTCAACCAATGCCTACGCCAACATATTCAACACCTGTTTATAGTGGTGGCGCTGGTGGCGCTGGTGGTTCTTCATTATCATCTAGCACAAATGTAACAGTTAATCAAACAACTAATGCTTCACCACAATCAACTGCTACTGCCGTTGTTAATGCTATTAAATTTAGTCAATCACAATCATTAAATCTTTATGGTTCACCTGCCATGAACTCCAAACCAGTAACAACAACAAAACCAACATCTAATTTCTCTTATGGTTCAGGTAATCCTTTATATGGAATGAAGGTTAAATAATGGCTCTTACCGAATTATATTCATTTCAATTTGGCACACAAGTATTTGGTGGCGCTGGTTCTGCTTATCAAATAACAAGTATTGATGGTTTAGAAAGTTTGCCAGAAATTCGTAATCAAGATGATAACCGAGGATTTGTTGACGGTATGTTTTCAGGTAGAGATTTCTTGGCTGGCAGAACCATTACAATGATTATTGAAACTTTTGGTTCTAGCGGAAATTCAGCACAAGTCAATTTCAACACGCTTCAATCGGTTCTATTACCACAAACATCAGGCACTACACCGTTATATTTCAAGATGCCAGCCATTACAGGCGACCAATTTATTAATTGCCGTGTTCGTGGTTTAAGAACCTCTATTACGCCAGATTACACATATGGCAAAATTACTTCACAATTAGAAGTTTATTGCCCAGACCCTCGCTATTACAGTAGTAACCAACAGACCGCCACAATGGCTTATACACCGCCTACGGGTCGCACATATAACCGTATTTATAATCTAGTTTATGGTGGCGGTTCAACACTTATTACTACAACCATTACAAATAACGGTTGGACAGATACTTACCCTACAATTACGCTAAATGGTCCTATCACAAACCCCATTCTTGGTAATACCACACAAAATGCCGCTTTATATTTTGTTGGCACATACTCGTCAGCCGACTTATTGGTAGTTGATTTGTATAATAGACTTATTACCTTGAACGGACAACCTGCTAGAAATTTACTTATTTCAGGAGAGTGGTTTTCTGCTCAGCCCGGAAATAATAGTTTTTATTTAACAGGCAACTCTGGTAGCACACTTATCGGAACTACTGCCGCTACGGTAGTATGGAACTCGGCTTTCATTTAGGAGAATAAATGGCAATACGCACACCACCGTCATGGTTACAAAATGGTTCTCACCCAGCCGAAAATGACCGTTTAGGCACACAAGCACTATGGGCTACAACAGGCATAATTAATTCTACTTCTTTAGCGGTTACGCAAAATTCTCCTACTGGTTTATCTGTTCTTGTTGCATCTGGTTGGGCGGCTATTGTTGGAACAACGCAATCAAACATGGGAACTTATACAACTTATAATGATGCAACAACAGTTTTATCTATTACTACCGCAAACCCAACTAACCCACGAATTGATTTAGTTTGCGCAACTGTTCGTGATGCTTACTACACAGGCGCATTTAATGATGTTATTTTACAAGTAGTTGCTGGAACTCCTGCTGGTTCACCAGTAGCACCAGCGTTACCTGCTAACTCTATTTCGTTAGCAACAGTAGCCGTAGGTGCTGGCGCAACTGCTATTACTACTGCAAATATTACAGATACAAGAGTTTTGGTAACAACAAATATTCCAGAAAGCGGAGATATAAGTTCGGTTACCGCAGGAAACGGTTTGAGCGGTGGTGGTTCAAGCGGTGCAGTTACATTAACTATCGATACCGCAATTACCGCAGATTTAACTACTGCACAAACATTTACCAACAAAACATTAACTTCGCCTTTAATAAATTTAGGTATTAATGCGCAAACTGGCACAACCTATACTACGGTTTTGGCTGATAACGGTAAGTTAATTACACAAACAAATGCATCTGCTATCGCAACAACTATTCCGTTAAATTCTAGCGTGGCATATCCAGTTGGCGCACAATTAAATATTGTTCAATATGGAGTAGGACAAATAACAGTTTCTGGTGCTGGCGGAGTAACAGTTGTATCTACTGGCGCAACTGCGGCAACCCCTAAAACAAGAGCGCAATATTCTTCTTTAACCGCTATTCAAACTTCTACCAATAACTGGTTAGTTGCTGGTGATATTGCATGAGCCGTTTAGCATTAACGCCAACAAATGTCCCTTCAAGTGCCACAGATATTTCTACACCGACACTTAGAGCAGGGGATTTGTATTACAACACTACAAGCGGTTTAATGGTTTATACTGGTAGTGCTTGGACTACGGTGGGAACGGCTAGTGGTTTAACAAATTTAGATGCTGGCGTATTTGATGGCATTTCACCTTATAATGGTGGAAACCCAACTACTACGGCAACACAAACGATAACTGGAGGCACACCATAATGGCAGTTGTAACCGCAATCCAAATACGCAGAGGAACTGCATCACAATGGACTTCTGCTAACCCAACTCTTTCATCAGGTGAATTTGGTTTTGAAACAGATACAAATAAAGTAAAAATTGGTGATGGTTCAACTGGTTGGACTTTATTATCTTATTTTGGTAGTTCTGGAACCGTAACAAGTATTACCGCTGGAACTGGTTTATCAGGTGGAACAATTACATCAACTGGCACTATTGCTATTGATACTGCAACAACAGTTGATAAAACAACTGCTCAAACACTTACAAATAAAACAATTGATTCTGCAAGTAATACATTAACTGGAGTTACCACACTTACAGGCACAGAAACACTTACAAATAAAACATTAACCGCACCAAAAATTAACCTTACCCTTAATGCTCAAACAGGAACAACTTATACTTTTGCTCTTGGAGATAACGGACAGTTAGTGACCGCATCAAATGCTTCTGCGCAAACATACTCAATTCCAACAAACGCTTCCGTAGCATTTCCAACTGGAACTCAAATAAACATTATTCAAATTGGTGTTGGTCAAGTAACAATTCAAGCGGTAACATCTGGAACAACAACTATTGCTTCAACTGGTGCTACTGCTACTACACCAAAACTTCGTGCTCAATATTCGTCAGCAAGTTGTATCAAAGTAGCAACTGATGTTTGGTATGTAATTGGAGATATTTCATAATGGGTGCTTATTTCACTATTGCGTCAGGTCGTTTAACAGGTAATCAAGCCACACTTTCTTTGAGTTCTATTCCTACTACCTACAAACATTTAGAATTACGCATAAAGGCTCGTGGTCAAACAGGCGAACCTACTGGCTTCGGCAATCTTGTTTTCTATTTCAACACCTCAACAGGTGGTTCCATATACCCACGACAAAACTACGGAACATATGATACTTCTGTATATTTCGCATACCTTGACAACGCCGACAATATGACTGTGACTTTTTATTCACGAGGTGGCGTACCTGCTTATTTTTCAGGTGGGTCAGTTTTGTCTATTCTTAACTACAAAGAAACAAACAAAGGTAAAGTAGTGCGAGGCTTCGGCGGTGTTGCTGGCTCAACGGCAGCAAATAGTTTGTCAGGTGGTAGCGGTGGTTATTGGGAGTCAAGCGCAGGTTCCGCTATTAATGCGATAACAATTACTCCTGACCAATCTGGCTTTGGTGCAGGAACAACATTTTCTCTCTATGGAATAAAGGACTCATAATGGCAGCCAATGTTGAAACATTTACCAAGATAGCAAGTGTTACTGGAACAGGTTCTAGTAATACACTATCTTTTACTTCAATACCTAACACCTATACCGACCTTGTGGTGCGTGGAACAATGCAAACATCATACGCAAACGCAACCACAGGAAGATTGCGTTTTAATAATGATAGTGGAAACAATTATTCTGTCCAACGAATGTT